TCAACAAACTTCTGCCAACCTTTTGTATAGAAGTCCTTGAAAGTATCAAACTCAGAGTGGTCCAGTTTCTTCTGCCCCAACTCCACATTAGCAATATGGTCCAAACGATAAGATTCTTGTGCTTTATAAGTAAATTTCTTATAAAGATCAAGATAATCTAGTTGAGAAATTCCACCAATATCGTAACATACTTGTTCACGATTATTTGCGAATACTTCTTTCTTTGTAATCAATCCCCAAGGCGAAAAACTTTTCATTCGCTTTTCACCAATAACTTTAGTCAATCTTCCACAAATATATGGAACATCATAAAACTGAATGTTCCACCCAGTAATTACTTCTGGAGGATTGTTATCCCAGTAGTATAAGAACCTATTTAAAAGTTCATACTCAGATTCACAAAGATGATATGTAACATTCTCTTGTTTATTGTTGAAAGGACGAGTTCCCCAAGTAATAATTTTCTTATTAGAGTAATCTTGAACTGTAATTAGGAGAATTTCTTCGTCGCAGTTTTTAGGATCTGGGAATCCATTCTCAGAAGCAACCTCAATATCAATGGTAAGTAGTTTGATTTTACTTATGTCAAACTTAATCTCATCTTCAGGATACTTGTCAGAAATATATTGATAGACATACCTATCATTGCCATAGATTTTAAATCCATCAACATTTTCATATTTCTTATAAAAATCCCTACAATCTCTAACCGTGCCAGGAATAATTTTTTCTACACAATCCCCCTCCAATGTCTTATATTTTGTTTCTTTTTTTGAGGGAACAAAAAGAACGGGAGAATATTCCTCCTTAAACATAACACTTTTTCCATTATCATAGCCACGAACGAGAAATTGATTCCCGATCATCTGTACATTAGTGTAGAATCTCATTCCTTAATCAAATCCTCGTATTTTTCAAGAAGTGTTGGTGTTGGATCAACAAGAGTAAGGATTTTGTCCGAACTCATCATAAATGTATCTTGTTTTGTAACTCCCATTAGAAATGGTTCTAATGTTCTAGAAAGTCCTTCAAGTTGAGGTTCTTTTACAAGAAAGGGTTTAACTAGTTTACAATCTGGTTCCCCAATATCAGAACCAACTTCTTCAATCTGACTTATCAGAATCAGGTTGTTCAGCAGTACTAAGATTTTGATCGTTTTCTTTTCCATTTTTCAATACTTGATTTTTATACATTTCTGCCAATTTATCCACAGGTTCCACGATAGTAACAACCCAGTCCGATGGAATAGGAATCGTTGTGTCCTTTGAAATAGGAATCCAAGGAAACAGAGCAACTTGGAAAGACCTATCTTCATCAGAAACAATGTCTGAAGGATTTTTCATCCTAATTGAACAGGGTTTCTCTAGAAAATATCCAACAACTTTTGGATTTTCCTCATCACCAACCACCATCTCTTTAACATCGGAGATAATATCTTCTCCAGATTTAAGAAGAACTAATTTTACAGTCATAGTTTTTTTCTCTTTATCAAGGACATTCTAGCAATAAAAAAGGGAGGTGTCAACTGGATTTTGCCAGTTACCTCCCGTGGCGCAGCGCCGACGATATTCAGTGTTATTTAGTTATTTGTCAGGGTGGTCTTCCTTGAAAAAAATTCTTTTTCTTACTAAGTGAAAAGGGAGTTATAAAAAGCATTTTCATCCTCCTTTAGCAGGCAGAACTATTTAGACATTTTGTATCACTATGATACAAAAAAGTAAAATTTGCTACTGGTTTATACTCAACTGTTTTGGGTCAAAGATAATCTTTACGCTTGTGATGTTCTGGAACAATCTTACCAAGAGTAACTGTCAATAACCCATCCTCAAATTCAACTGATCTAACTTCCGTTTCATCTGAGAGCGTCCAAGCTCTGGTGAAAGATCGTTGAGCCAATCCTTTGTGGACATACTTGGTATCGGTTTCTTTATCTTCCTTTTGTCCTTCGATAAAGAGTTTTCCATCTTGGGTGTAGACATAGACTTCTCCTTTCTTAAATCCAGCAAGAGCAATTTCCAATTTCGATTCAACATTGCTCACTTGAACAAGATTATATGGGGGATAATTGGAAGTTGTTTCGTGAAGTTTAAATACACGGTCAAAATATTCATCCATTCCAATAGTGTTGCGTGTGATCTTATCCATTAGGGTAGGAAGATCCACAGCATTATACCTTGTGAGGTTAGTCATTATGGTAGCTCCTTTTTAAGCGAGTTTGTGTTTTGAGGACCCTTTCGGCATCCAATACTAATTATACAAGAAACGAAAAAAAGAGGTATCGGAAAAACCGAACCTCTTTTTATGGTGTTCCGACTTTTGTAGAGTGCCGCACGAATGGCACATCTTATTTATTCGGTTTCTACTGCCTTTCCTTTCTTACCAATATTATACTTCTGTTCCAGAATCCAGTCATTCTTATCCTTATAAGCAAGAACCTTGATTTGGTTAAGAGGAGCAATATCGAGAGCAGAATCTTCATCAACTAAAGTAATCAAACCCCAATCAGATAGAAGTCTGGCAATTCTATTCCTGCGCTGGACATCATTGACTGTGAGGTTTGCGTGCTTACCGTCGAGAGCAAACAATTCCTTAAAGTGAACAAGATAATATCTACCTTGCTTGTGAAGAATATGGCAACTTTGATAGAGTTTTTTCTCCTTTCTTGATGCCACCCCAATACGAGTTAAAGTTTCACGAACCTTAAGGAAATCATCAGGTTCATTAAGAACTACTTCAACCATCATACTAGGAGACCACTCCACTTGAGGTTCAATTGTATTTGTCATTTTTTTCCACCCTTTTCAAGTTTTTTCTCGATAAATTCAAGTTGTTCTTTATTTATAATCTTTAGTGCTTGACTAGCCTTATCATTACTATATCCATAGTATTCTTTGATAATTTCTAGACTTTTTTCCTTTTCCTTTTTCATCCAAGGAGAAAATCTTTTCTTTTTTCTAAGAGCATTTAGATAAAAAGCATATTGCATATCCTTAGACAAATGATGATTCATATTCATCTCATTCGCATAAAGAACACAATCAATATGACCAGATAAGCATCTATTGATAATAAAGGGCGGGTAATCTTTTACTTCTTCGGACAAATCTTCTTTGGTAAAGTTAATAGAATTCAACCAATCTTTAAGTTCCATAATCAAAATACTGCTGTCACACTTACAATTTTAGCATTAGGATTGCGAGCAAGAGCAACCTCTCTGGCATCCTTATAATCTTTAGCAATTACTTCCTCTTTAAAGACAGTACCTGCTTTATACAATGTTACTAGGCATTTCATAATTAAATAACAGCAATTCTTTGCGTTGTTTTTGCTCTCGCATATATTCACCAACAGAACGCATAGTATAAGTCAAATCAAACTCAGAAGCGTTCCAGTTCTTAAATCTATCTTTTACAAGTTGATCGGAATTATAACTAATCAATTGATCCATATTGTTAGAATCGCAATCAGCAGCAAACTTATCGTGATCAAATCCTTTGTGCATTGATCCCTTATTCCCATAGAGATTATCCTTAATGTCATAAGGAGGATCGAGATACATAAAAGCACCTTTGTTCCCATCCATCAGATAATCATAGGAGTAATTAGTTATACGCCAATGTTCAATAAGTTTTGAATACTCTGGAAGTTTTTCAATACCCCTCAAACTAAAATTGCTATTTGATGCTTGCTGGGAAAATGAAGAACTCTCAGTGAGACCACTGAAAGAACACTTATTCACAATATAAAAGGCAACTGCTCTTTCTAAACTGGTCTGATGCATATCATTGACAGCAATCTTTGCATCATTAAAGAGAACTCTTGCTTTATCTGGTGTATTGTTTTTTCCCTTTAAGTCTACAAGTAGATCCTTAAGATCATTACCAAACATCTGGAGTTGTTGCCAGAAGTTTACTAATGGTTCATACAAATCATTGACCCAAATATCCAAATTAGGATAATTTTTGGTAATATGAATTGCCACACTTCCTCCACCCAAAAAGGGTTCACGGAATTCATCATAGTTGCGAAGATCTGGAAAATAAGTATCCATCTTGACGCAAGCACGGGACTTGCCTCCAGGATACCTTAACGGAGTTTTTAATTGCTTCTGACTAATCATTCAAACTCTCCTGTTCTATTTTTGCCAGCAGCATAAGAAGAAGGTGTTACATAAGGAGGAACACAAGTTACAGAAATGTCAGATGATTTAGTTGCTTCTGCCATCTCACGATATCCAGACCCTACATAAATCTGACCACCAACTACAGCAACTGCCATCACACCCCAGAAGATATAATACCATTGAGATTTGATTTGATGCTTTTTCATAGAATTAATTTTTTAGATGGTGGAGTAGCAATAGTGGAGAACATTTGATTATACTGATCTACGATTTGTTCTTGAACATCAGCAATATAAACAACATATTTTTTAGTAATCTCCAATTCCTCACCTTTCCCTTTAAGAAGAGGGGACCAAGGAGCAAATCCCAATTGTCCCTGTCCAGTAGGAATCGCAACAATAGGATTAGAAATAACAATTACTTCTTCACCAACATCAGTTTTGTCATCAAGCAGGTCTGCGATAACATCTTCGCCAGACCACATACGAATTAGTTTTACATTCATAATTTCTATTTAAAGTTACATTCTACCATAATTTCAGTCAATGCGGCAAGGAGATTAATCTCCTGGTCAGCTACGAACGCAATTTGATACTGATACTTAGCAATAATGAGCACAGCAGAAGGAATGCTAGCGTTTTCAAGGGATACAGAAAGAGCATCGTAAATACGACGGAGAAGTACGCTAGAGTCATTATCAAGATTGTTGACGACCCACTTACGAACTTCGGTAAAGTTTTTTTCTTTGAGACTTTTAAGGAGATCATTGATATTTACGTCAGAGAATGAAGCAAGGATTGCGGAATCAATTTTTCCGCTAGTAGAGTACCTTTGGCACTCATTAAGAACACGCCTCCAATCAGGAAAGTGTTTGTTTATCAGTTCAGCAATAACTTTTGGATCATATTCAATACCCTCTTCCTCAAGAACATTCCTGAGACGGTTGAAGAAGGCAGCAGCAAGTTCTGCTTTTGCCTTTCCATTGATTGAGAAATCAACGACAGCACACCTTGAGTGGAGTGGTTCAATGATTTTGTTCTTGTAATTACAGGTGAAGATGAACCTACAGTTGTTATAAAACGTCTCAATATTTGCCCGTAGGAGGAGTTGTACGTCGTTTCCTGTGTTATCTGCTTCGTCAATGATGATAACTTTGTGTTTTGCAGACGAAGAAAGTGAGACGGTCGAAGCAAAGTTTTTTGCTTGGTTCCGTACCGTGTCCAGAAATCGTCCTTCATCAGATCCATTGATGACATAAAAATCCACTCCCAATTCATTACAAAGTGCTTTTGCTACGGTAGTCTTACCAACTCCAGGAGGTCCAGCGAGAAGAAGATTTGGAACCTCACCCTTATCAAGAAACTCCTTAAAAGTCTTTTTTGTTGCCTCTGGTAGAATACATTCTTCAATTGTCTTTGGGCGATATTTTTCAACCCACAGGAATTCATCCCGCATAATAAATTATTCCCCGATAGTGTGAATCACTGGTTTTTCGTAAGCCAGTATACGATACAACTCTGCGTTTTGTCCAGAAGAAACTGGAACAAACTCTGTATCTGAATTAAAATCGTCATCACGAATTGCTTGATTGATGACGATAGAACCATCTTCTCCAGAAATGCTACGATGATAAGTTCCAACAGGAATTACAAGAGCACCAGAGCTGCGATTAAGATGTACAATATGATAAGGATATTTCCATTTTGGATTTACCAATTCAAATGTACGAAGACCTGATAAGACACGATTATGGTCTATCTGATGATAATGAATGTAAAATTGTTTTGCCCCAACAATATCGTCAGGAGGAGAAATAGCAGGTCCAGTGTGAACAACTAAATCAGAAGCATTAGAATCTTCTACAGAGATATCATAAAAAATGACAGAATTAGTTTCTCGAAATACTCTATGCTTTTTAAAATTAACTTCACTCATAATCAAATCCAATCAGGTTTACGATGGGGAATACGAATATAATTATCGCACACCCAAGGTTTAGAAGCAATATACATTTTGTATGCGTCAAATGTAGATATGCTTGTGTCTAATTTGTATTCATCTGGCATTGCCCTCACAAAGGGAGTTGGGTCGTTGCCAGAGCACCTTCTAGAATCGCCTGTAGGGAAGATTTCCCGTGCTGCTAGGAGCGTATGGAAGCAGGTGTGAACCTTGCCGTAGCGTGCCGCATACTCCTCACAGAGGGCGAATCCGTGAGCAATGAGCCACTGCCAGTTCATCACAAACTCTGATGCCCACTTGGTACAGGGGTGATTGCGAAAAGCACCCTTCTCAGTCGCATAGGGAGTACCATCTGCTTTGGGAAGAGTGCCGAAACCGTGCCCCCACTTATCAGAAGCAACAATAGAAAGCATCTGACAAGTTTCAAGTGGCATTTTGACAATATGTTTATCAGGAAGAACCCTGGCAGATTCCCAAGGGTCAGAAGAAGTCACAAAAATGTTCATTTTAAAAATTTGAGAAGATATCTCACTCCCCATTCTAGTGTGTGAGGAGGAATGTCGTCAATGTTTTCCTCAAGAATATTTTTTGCCTTTACAATTCTTTCCTCACCACAAGCACGGGCAGTGGCACCAGAAGCACGGATAAACTCTTTATAATCATCGTCATTATTGAATTTAACTCCACTAATATAAAGTTCTCTCACTTCACGAAAAAGTTCTTCAGTCTCTGGTTCAAAAGTAATAGTCCTATCCTTAAATGGAATAGACATTGTTTTCATACAGGACATACTAAACTTCATTGCTCTTCGGGTTTCTTCAAGAGAAAGAGCGCGTGATTCAGAGTCACGGAACGCATATTGAATACATCCATTAGAGCACTCCATTACCCTAAGAATTGCTAATTTATCCTTTTCGGTTTCCGAGAGATTGTTAAAAAGAGTTTCCCAGTCTTTCATTTTATTGGTCTCACAAATTCATTACAAATAATTTCTTTAGAATCAAATTGAGTTTTCATATAATCAACTCCAAGTTGAGGGTCTGAATGGTCTCCGCAAGTAAAAATATCACATACTGCCATACCCTTTTCTGGCCAAGTGTGAATACTAATATGACTTTCGGCAAGCATAGCAACACAAGTTACGCCTTGAGGGTCGAATTTGTGAGAATTTAATGCGAGTAGAGTTGAGTTACATTTTGTGGATGTGTGATATACAACATCCCTAACATAATTCTCATCATCCAAAAGGTCAGGAGAACACTTCTTAAGTGTAAAGAGAATATGCTTCATCATCCAAATGTGCTGTCTGGTTCTAGGGCGATATAGTAAACTAAATCATAAGATGTATTTTTAAAACGAGAAAGAAGTTTGGAAGAGATAACAACTTCATAATTGCCAGGAAGAATCTTGATGTTTTCTACCTTAAAGTTGAAAGAAAACTCTTCATCAGTCTCCCCAACAATCACAGAGAAATCATTGGAGGTATCGTTCTTCTTATCACGAACAACCAGTTTTACTACACCTGCCTCACCAACCACAGACAGGTCAGGAAGTTGATATACAGATGCTGCTTTCAACAGTTTATCAAGTTCTTTGGTATCAAGAATGAAACAAACATCTTCACTAGGAAGACTGATTGATTTATCGGGCGGGGTAATAATTACATTGGGGTCGGCAAAGAAATACTTGGAACGAGACTTACCTTCTTTGATTACAACATAACCATCGTTCTGAAAATCAAGTTCCGCACTCTGGTGAAGATTCAATCCATTCAGAAATTGGTTTAGGTCATAAATTCCAAAATCCTTAGGAAGTTCTTCATCAATGGTTGCTTCTGCGAGAATGTTTTTCATCACAGAAATAGTGCGAAGATTGTTACCCTCCTTAAAAAGGATAGACTGATTAATAGAAGAAAAATTCTTCAGCAGGGTCAGAGTTTTATCAGACAGTTTCATAGTTTTTTCTTTAAGTTTCATAATCAACGAGAGAATTCTGTTAGACCGTTATCTTTGCGAGTGTAGTGCCCATCAAAGTGTAGCAGAAGCATAGCATAATGAATAACTTTCATCAAATCACGCTTGTTACGCCCATCCTTGTCACCATAACGAGAACCATACTTGAGGATGTTTGCCTGACAGAAACCTGCTGCCAGTTTCTTTGCTGCCATCAAATCAATCGTTTGAATGTCATCATAACCA